TTGATAGAAATCATAAAGTTTATTGCCTAATATTTTTTTAGCTGAATAGTTGTTTCTAGATACTTTTTTGCGAACTTTGTGCAAATCTTTAATGTTCCAAGCATTATCAACTTCTTTACTTTCTGGCACGTTGTTTAAATCATGTTTAAACTTTTCTAATCCAACAAACTTTGATATTCGGTCAAGTTCTTTTTGTGTCTGAGTAACAAGATTTTTATACTCAATCAATAAAAAACAATCAGGATATTTTTCATACCCAGTTTTAAGGAGTTGATAAGAAATCATAAGATGTTCTATTAACTTACTTGAGCTTAGAAAATTATTAATATTAGTTGGTTTAGCTATTTTTACAAATGAAGCAACACACTCAGCAACAGGTCTAACGGTTGCAACAATTTTAACATCGCCTACCACTTGTTGCATTGTATTAATAAATTTAGGGTCTGCCCAATCTCGCCCATTATCAAATATTAATTTATCTGTTGTATATCGACTATCGACTATTCCGTTTAAAAGACGGTGAAGGTCTTCGTTTGTGCCGCTTTGAGCTTGTGTTTCTTTTCTGCTATTCCATTTTAAAACAGTTTCTTCTAATATATAAGTTAAATTTGAAGTTGGAGTGGCATATACATCATCGCGTTGATTTAACAAAGACGTTAAGAGAGTTGTGCCGCTTCGCGGAAGTGAAGATAAAAATATCATTAGCATACAGCCTCTTTGCACCCGTATGTGGTCATCAAATACCCCAGAATTATGCAAATAATAGAAATTAACACCAAGAGGCCAATATTTTTCAGCACTACAATAATACCGTTCCAATATTTATCGTCTTCCTCTTGTTTAATCCGAGCTTTCTCTTTTGCTTTTTTCTTTAATTCAGCTTTAGCGGCAACTCTTTTTGCTTGCTCCGCTAAGATTTGATCCCAAGTTGATGGATCGCCCTGAGTTTGTGGAAATTTTTTATTAATTTCCCGAGCCAGACTTGCAATGGCAGCAGTTTGTTTCTGTTTCTCCAAAACGTCATTTGCAACAGCAGAAATTGAATCGCTGTCCTCCGCATATGCCTCTTCTTCAGTCTCCCCCGATTTTAATCTTAACAATTGTTGAGTGCGCGTTTTCGCGACAGGCTTCTTTTTAAGTTTTGGCTTCTCATTTACAGCATGAAATAGTTTATCTAAGCCGCCAGCAATATCCTTAATTTCGACAGCTTTATCTAAAAGCGCTTTTGTCGCACTTATAGCTATACCAACTGAAATTGGATCAATCATAATTTTACGGCTTTGTAGGCCATGTAATGTTGTTCATGTCGGCTTGAGCGGGGACGTCTCTTAACGCAGAACGATAAGCGGTCTGTGCATCGCTCATCGTGTTGTCAGATGCACCCCACCAGTCTGTCTCAGATAAAAGAACATCGCGTTTTTCTCTAATCTTAATCATTGTTCTGGCACTTGCGCCATCTGCCCATTCTTTGTCTACAATGTCAGCCGCTGACTCTTCTTCTGCTGTATAAGCAACAGTTTTGTCTGAAATAATTCCATCCGACTCAAACCTAACAGTTTGACCTTTTCTTGCCATTTTTAAAATCCTTTTAAGAAGTTACTTTTGTCCAAATTTTGTAAGTGCCATCTAACCCTGCACCAGAAATTTTTACACCGTTAAGATTATTTGCCGCTTTATTTCCAATATTTCCGGTAGTCCATGAACCAGCACCACCTTGATGGTCAAAACTCATCCAAGTTCTAGTTTTTATAAAAGTTGCAGTGTTTGGTGCGTCCATTGTTTCAAAAACCCAACAAAAACTTTCGCCTGAAGCAGACCCAATTCCACCACCAGTAAGAACTCCACCCGCTGCTGAGTTACTATAAGTGTTATCAAAAGTTCCACCAGTCATATGTATAACTTGATATGCGTAATTGCTGGTTAAAAAATTTGTTCCATCTGTTGAGAAAAGTATGGTTGGATTTAGCCCATCAGTAGTAGTAGTAGCATCAACTTCAATTCTTATGTCTGTTGAGAAACCCATTACTTGAAAAAAATTAGCATCAATAGTACCGCTTGAACTAAACTTCCAAAGCCCGCCACCACCAGCATCTTCAAAAGCAGGGGGAGCACCAGCACCAGCACTAGTTAATACTTGCCCGTCATTGCCAGTGGCAATCGCTACCGGATTCCCAGACGCATCATAACTAATGATATTTCCGTCAACCCCGGCTTTCATCTGCGTTAAACCGACTGCATCGTTCCCGATCATTGCTTCGACAACTTGTGTTTCGCCAATAACTCCAGCACCTGTTGCACCCAGCACTCTGTTAGCTGTAGCCGTGTGCTGCATTTTAGCATACGTAACAGCATCATCTGCTATTTTTGCGGTCGTAACATTACCGTCTTTTATAACACCTGCTGTTACTTCTGTTGTTGCCATTTAAATTCTCCTAATTAGCTTTTAATGTCTTTTTACCTGATAAATATTTGGGAGCAGGAGGCCCATCCAGCTTAATTTTGTACCATTGTTTCAGACGATTTATTGTTGTTTTCATATTATATAAAATATGTTTTTAAGGCGCATTCGCTTTAGTTGGTGGGCCAACGTCAACTAAAGCACCTTCTGTTACAGAAAAGTCACCGCCTGACCCTAAATTATTAACAAATTCACTAGGTGTTCCTGTCATATAAATTAAAGGCGCGGTTCCTGTCGGTGTGCTACCGTCTGAACCAAGACCAACAGGTGTTAAATCTGCATTAATAAATTTTCTTCTGTTAGAAGTAGTTGTCAAAGGAAAGTTCTGACCATGCCCTATCCAAAATTCATAGATAGACATTAACAGATACTTGTTAACACGCGCACCACCGGGTTCAGACGATGGTAGTGCTCCGATTGTGTGTTCAGAGTTTGTAAAATCCACATTACCACTATTTAAAGCGCCGTTTCGGTATCCATTTGCAAGGTTATCATCTATAAAGAAGTTATTATTAGCAGATGCTCTCGTATCCACCGAACCGCAAGCATGATGCCAGTTTGTCGTATCCGCGTTGTTAGCGTTTAACGTAGCCCATGCATGTTTTAAATCCAAGATACGAGTGTTACCCCCCGTTTGGCGTCCCTCAATACCAAAACCAGCAGAACCAGTATTTTTAATAAAAAATCTATTTTCACCAGCGGAGTAAAGAAAAGCTCCATCATTACCTGCGTCCAAACGAAACCAAAAACTATACGTCAAAAACTGACTATCCGCACAGTTAGTTAAATCCGCACCCCGCTCAAGACATGTTTCACCCGGAAATTGAACTGCGCCAGATGTGACAGCACGATTTGGAAAAGAACCAAATCCTAAAGTGTTATAACCAAAATTTGTCATTACCTACCTCTACAATTTATGCGTCATTTGTTGCATCAGTAGTAAAGAATACTTTGATTCCTAATAGTCTTACTACGCCAGTTTGGCCCGAAGCTGAAACATCGTTATTTATCTGGAAAAAACATAAATCGTTTGCAGCCGGACTTCCTGCTATTGTAACGGCCCCGCTTTCCGCACTAACCATTAAATCGTTTGATGTGCCGCTATGAGCCAGTGCGGTACTCGCAATTAATGTTCCGAATGCTGTATTAGTAGTGTCATCACTTGACACGGCAATACCACCTAGTTGCCATACTACCGTTCCAGTATTAGTTCCTGTTACTGTCCAAAAAGCTTGATACGTTACTGTGCCTTCGTTCCATGATTTAGGAAAAGCTATAGAAAATTGAGCAAAATCATCCGCTGCTGCTGCAAAATCTAATACTTTTAAATCAGGTCTTAATGCAGTTGTTTCTACTTGTGCTAAATCAGCACAAGGGTTAGTAGTACTTGGATACATAGCTCCAGCTGGTATCCATATGCTTTCCTTACCAACAGTTTTTATAACTGCTCCTTCTACAGCAGCAACTCCAGCACTTATTCTTGTTATAGTTGTGTCAGTAGCATGTCCCAACTCAATACCTGTAAGTTGAGGAGATGCTCCCGTAACAACATTAGCTCCTTCAACAGCAATAACTCCTGCGCTTACTCTTGTTAGTGTTGTGTCAGTAGCATGTCCTAGCTCAATGCCTGTAAGTTGTGGACTATTGCCTGTGCCTACACCAATAGACGTTCTTAGCGTTGCTCCTGTTTCAGCTACAATGTTTGAGCCATCGCCGACATACATAATACTGTTAGTTACGGCCAATGCATTTAAATCTTTGGCTGGGCCAGCAGCAAATTTAGCTGTTGTTACTGTTCCATCACCCGGACTATTGATAGCTAGAATACCACCCCATCTTATTTCTACGTTAGCTGTACCTGTAGGAATTGCACTTGAGAATGTAACTGTCGTTCCTGAAATTGCATATGTGTCGTGGTGCTGGGTCACGCCATCGAATGTGACAACGATGTTTTGTTCCGACGCTGGTGCGGATGAAACTGTAAGAGCCGTTGTACTACCAGCTGTAAAATGAGTAGAGACTGTATAGTTTTGTACAGTCATGTTGCCGCCAACAGCGCCAAATTGTTGGGTAGTCCAGCTATCTGGAGAAGCTCCGGTATCTGCTAAAAATATACGCCCAGAGTTGTGTACGCCAATAGTTATATTACCAGCAATTTCATCTATCTCATCACCGCTGTATCTGACAACAGTAATAGCGTTAGTGTCAGATGTAGTCTTTTTAATGCCTAGCGCCCACGCATTACCAGCTGCTGAGATTTGCGGTAGATTTATAGTTACCGCACCTCCGCTTGTGTCAACTGCGTAAAACCTACCGTTTAAACTAGCTGATGGGGAGTAGACACTATCGCTAACTGTAAGATAAATAACATCTTGCCAGACAGCACTAGCGGCTAATGCATTGTCTACATAAGTCTTAACTGCTCCCTGAGTTGGAACTAAAGTGTTGCTTGAGCCTAATGAAGCGGTTGCGTCAAAACCTGTTACTGTTGCACCTGATGCTAGTTCTAATGATGTCGTGGCTTCTATTACAGTCCCAGTTAGACCAGCAAACGTACCAGCCCTTGCCGTTGACGCTCCGACAATACCGTCTAAATTTGTCGCGGCTAAATTTCCAAACGTAGGATTAGCACTTGTCACTAGGCTCTGATTTATTGCTTTTACAGCAGCAATATTAGTCAGCTCGCTGTCCATTAGCGCGCCAGCAGCCGTTACATTAGTTGCATCAGTGACATCAGCAGATGCTTCAATAGCAGCTAATTTAGTCGCTTCAGCCGATGTGTATTGCGCGGTTGGTGATAGTATATTATTTATTTTATCGGCCCAAACATTTAACCATCTGGCCCCAGTAGCCCCTAATGAGTCAGTGCTGTCAGTGTCACTAACTACATCGCCGCCGTGAGTTGTTACCCCAATAACTTTTAACGTTTGGCCTATGAAGGCTTTTTTGACTACAGACAAACCACCGTCTGTTTGTAGTGCGCCGTCTGTGCCACTAGTGGCGTCTGTCGCATCGTCTGTTTTTAATATGCCGGAGAACGTACCAGTCGTGCCTGATACTGCGCCAGAAAATGCGCCATTTACTCCAGAAATATTGCTTGATGCCGTTAACGTCCCCGTAACGCCGAGCCCTGAAGTGGCAACATCTAAAACTTTAGCTCCATTTACAGCAACGCCCAAATTATTAGCGCCTATTCTAAAAGACCCACTGTCTGGATCAGAAGTATAACTATAAAATGGAGCGGCTACAGTGCCATTGCCACTAAGATACTGCGCGGCAGTTGTTGTTGAGTTTTCTAACGCATCGCCAGCGGCGTTCCATTTAAGAAAAGAACTTGCGACAGGTTCAGGAACAATTACAGAGGCACTGCCAGTAAATGTGTTTGAATATTTTAGGGCTTGAGCAATGTCGCTGTCCCGCTCTTGTCCCGCCATTGCCAAACGATCTAAAGCTAATTCATGTGTGTCAGCAGGGAAAGGGTCGTTAGTTACATAATCTACCGTTTGTGTCGTCGTCGTGTTTCTTCTAAAGTGCCACTGAACTGTGTTGGCAGGTGCACTAGCGGCAATTACAACTCCAGTTGTTCCGTTGCCACCTGTGACTGTATAGTGCGTTGTATAGCTCAAAGTCGTTTCAGCGCCCGTCGCAATCGTTCTTTGAACAACGGTTAGCTCGGCTGTCGTTCCAGTACTCTGGAACGGAAACGTAACCGCAAAATTTGTTGTGCTTCCGTTGCCAGTGTAGCTGACGGATGTCGTGGTGGATGAAACGGTCATTTTCTAAGTTCCTTTAGCTTTTCCATATTAACTTGAGTAACGACATCCTGTAGAGTTTCCCCATATTTGGATTTAGTAAGCATATAATTCCATGCTTTGGCTTTGGACTGGCTGTACATTTGCTCAATACGCATCTGCTGTACTACGTCGTTGCTTTTTTTATAAAGCGGCGTTTTAATTAAATCTTCCAGACTTGCTTTTGCCGTTTGTCCCGCATACTCCGCGTAGTCGTGATACTCCCAAGGATCGAATAAAAGTTTGCCGCCTGTGTTTGGGATCGTCTCAGGTGGGCGACTAAAGCCTATCTTTAGACGGTCAAGCTCCCCATCAAGATCGTTAGGCTTCCATTCCTTTGTATAAAATGGGTTGATCATGCCAGTAATCCATCCACCAGATTGATAGACTATTGGCTCTCCCCAAATATTAAGGTCGGCTGGCATTGATGAACTCCAGCCGGGAACATCTTGTTTAAGCGCATCAACAAGTCCGCGCACATAGCGTTTTTCTGGGTCGTAACCTTTTTCTCCTTGAGCCACAATACGCGGGACCATAGATCGAATGAACCCTTCTACAGCTTTTGGCCCATACCTATCGGGGTTCTCGACAGCCTCTAACAAGTTTGCCATGCCTGTCATCCACGTTTTAGATGTAACATTTTTAGAAAACGCCATGCCTAATGCGGCAAGCGCAGTTTGAACACTTTTTTGATCTTTGGCGTTGCCACCAATTTCAGTCAAGTCAGCGGCTAACCCTATAACGGTTGCAAAGGGTTCAACCCTTTTAAATGAAACGTAAGTGTCCCCCACCCGAATTGAGTATGGTTGCCATCCTTGCCGCTCTAAATTTCTTCTAAGCTTTGGATTAGATGGCCCACCACCAGTAATATAACCCGCATGAGCTAACCCGGCGACGGCAACCATAGTAGTTGTCCCTAAAGCTACTCTTGCCTGTGCAAGGTCAGAGGCTTCACCACCTTCGGCGATAGCGCGTTTGTAATCATCACTCATCATTTTAAAAGGCGTGTGTTCCCACGCACGATTTATAATATTTACTGGCGTTTTTAAAAATGGGATGAACCAACGGATAAGAGGGTGAGCGGCAAGACCTTGCAATTGTCTGCCACTTTCTCCTAATTTTGATTGGAATGTAATAAAGCGGCCAAAATCTTGGGATCGTTCTTGGTCTTTAATTAAAGGGTTTGCAATTCCGTCAGCGACATCCTCGGCGAATAACGTGGGGTCAGTCTCGCCGCCACGTTCTGCCCGGCGGAGAGCGTCTGCATAAATAGAAGCCCGTTGTGCCCCAACTTTAAATAATACATCTCCAGCGGCAAGAGTGCGAGTAGAAAACCTTCCTAATGTTGCTACATGCCCGGCAAAATCGATTGCTTGCCCTACAATGCCACTTTTTTGGAAAGCTTCGGCAGATGCGGCATTTACTCTAAATTTCTTACCCGGCTCCATTTTTGTAACGATTTCGCTTGTTGGGTCCATCCAGACCTTGCCAGCTATTTTAACAGCATCAATAGCGGAGTAATAAAACCCAAGAGCCATTGCAGCGTCTTCCCCTAGCTGAACCCCGTCCGTTGCTCCAGTACGCTGGCGTCGCATATGCCCCATCATCCCGGCTATAGTCCGTGTCGGGATTTGTCCTCCAGCAAACAAAAGGTTGCCTAATAAATTGACCGTGTGAGTGACAGGGCTTGAAAGTAAAGCGTTGATCCAAACTTCGTATAAAGCATCAAAGGTTTTTGCCGCCGCTCCATTCCGCAAATAATAAGCCCGTGCAATTGGGTCTTCGATATTTAAATATATTTCAGCTCGTTCTCTTGCGCCAATTTCCGACCCAGCTTTTTTCAAAACGTCTGAAATAGCCTGTTGACGCAAACCATCCCCTCTAGCCCCGACGTTAAATGATGATAGTGTTCTTGCTATTTCAGTCTGTGCGCCTTTTACTTGCGCGTGGATAGCCGCATTTAAAGCGAATTGGCGCTCCATTGCCAATTCGGCTTCGTCTGCATTTTTAAAGCCAGCATTTAAAAGGCCTTGCGCGTCACCAGTTATAACTATTTTTGCTAAACGGTCGGCTTCTTGTGACGACGCCAACAACAAATCACGGGCCGCTAACATATTTGCCGCGACTTCGCCGGGTTGTTTGCCGTAAAGGATTTCACCCCCAAGCAATTTTTTCATTAACCGTCCTTGAGACGACCCAACCAAGTCAGCCATTTGCTCTGTGACTTGATGAGCGATTTTGCCGCCTGTCTTATTGTCAATTTGCTTTGCATAGACTTCGGACTGTGCCGCAATAACAGCCAAAACGTCTTGCTCTTGCGTTAGGTTGTTGACGTTAAAATCTTTTAGCGCGACAAAAGGCGTGTCTTTAATAAACCTCTGATAAACCTCTGCAACCTCTTCAACTTGGCCTTGGTCTACAGGGACACGCGCCGCCGTTTGCTTTCCGGGTGTCTCAACGACAGTAACTTCATCAACGTTAATCGGGGTTGGTTCTGTTGGAGCTTCTACAGGGGGCGTGTCGTCAATAAGCCTTGGGTTGCTTCCTTGCTTACGGGGTCGTCCAAGGTCAAACGCATCGTCTGGGTTCTCTTTGGTTCGTTCATGCTCTTTTAAAATCTTTTGAGCGTCTTTAATGCCCTTAATAGCTTTGCCCCAGCCAGCAACTTGGTAGTCTTGCTCTGGGGTAGGCCCAGCGCCGGGCGCTAGTTCTTGCGGAACAAGATCATTTTCTAATGCCATTTGCCCATCAAAAAACCCCGGTTGTAATGCCGGGGTTGGGTTTGGGTCAGATACTGGGGCTAGTGGGTCAACTGCCATTATTCTTTTTCCTCATCAAGAGCCTGTTGTATCCCTATATTAATCGCTTTTTTTAAGCCACGATTAGGGCTGTTCCTAGACGACGATCCCGAAATAAATTCTAGACCTTTCTCAATAGTTCTGCCACCGAGCATCGCTTGGTTAGTGACTTCGCCAAGGAATGTTTCTTCGTTGTCTTTTGCTAAACCAACCATCTTGTTATTAAGGTTTATTCGCCTTGTATCTAACCAATTGCTTACTGTTTCTTCGCCGTCTTGATTTAAAACTTTTATTGGCAGTGCTTTAGACGCATCTGCCGCTTTTTTTAAAGCATATTGCTCACGGCTTGCCCGAAGGCGTAACAGTTCTACGCGCCCAAACATTAAATAAGGATTAGTCGTTTCAACGTTTTCCATATCGGCCCCGCTCTCCTTTGTCTCTAAACTCTTTGGCCCCGTCGCTAAATTTGCTTGGTTTTGCACTGGCTTGGCCCATTGAATTAAATAACTGTTGTTCAAAGTACCACAGAATTGCTTGGCTGTCTTGCTCTGTTTCACCTAATTTAGCGGCAACCTCTTGATTCCATTCTTTCATCATGCCTCGCTCTATAGCTCTAGGTTGATTTAAAATGACTTCATTTGCAGGAAGATTAGGAGATGTCATTCGGCCAAACTGCCTATTCCATGTTCTAGTGAACCAAAGGTCTGCCGTCGTATCTTCGATCCCATTTAAGTTTAAAAAGAACGGACCCCCTTTGCGGCCAAGACTGAAAGCCCCTAATTTTTGTTCGTCCATTTTGCCGGGGACGCTCATGCTTGTACTGTCTTTCCAAACCCCCGCGTCACGACGCGCATTTCTTATTTCTTTAATTGTGTGAGGTGACATTAACCATTCGGCTGTTCCTTCTACGCCCAAATTGTTTACCATGTGTTGTAAAAACCGCAAACTTTCGCTAGAGACGCTTCTCATTGTCCAAAGCTTGCCAGTCTCTGGGTTCATATGAGGTATAGCCCCGTCAGCCATCCACCCGTCTAACACCTTTAATGCGGCATTAAAATTTGGTTTTGGACGGTTGCCAAAGCTTAATGGGGCGGCAATAGCTGTCGTCAAAATGCGTAGAGCGTGTGCTGAGACATCTTCCCCATTTGCATAGTTTGTAGAGTTCCTATTAGGCGGCATAACAAGGCCATCGTTTAACTCAGGGAATATTTCTCCAGCCGCGTCCCACGTTTCTTTTATATCTTGGTCATACCAACCTTTCCCAGTGTCAATTGTCTCTAATTGGAAATTCGCTTCAGAAAAAGCTTTTTCAATGGCTTCGTCCATATCTGCTTGATTTGTCGGGTCGCCCTGCCGCCCATATCTTGCAATATAATCTTCATCCCAATAACGGCCAATGTCGCCGGGACCAACTTTCCCGCCGCTTGTCGATGGTATATAAGTTGGAAGCTCTTGTTGCCTAAACGTAATTGCTGGCGAACCGTTGCTGGCAGGAACAGCACCGAAGGACAAGTCAGTTATAATTGGGCTTTCAGTTGCTGTTAATTTTTCGGTTATTTCATCAACTTCAAAAACGCCATCATCACGCAACCTGTCATATGTTTCCTCAAGTCTACGCTTGCCAGCATCTGTCAGTCCACTTGTAGGAGCAAATGGGTTCTCACTTCTAAACATATATTGAAGCTCTGAACCTATTCCTTTACCTTGCATTTCTTCGACAACAGCAAGCTCAGTTCCATTTTCACGCCCTAGAATATACCCGACAACATCTTCACTACCTACATCTGGATTATAAGCAGTTGCGTAATAATCACCATTGCTCGCTCTATAAAGAGTAACTCCATTATCAAGCTCTTGAACAATTTCAGAATTTTTAGGCAACATTCCATACATATCGCCCATTTGTAGATTAGGCCGATTTTCAGAAGGGATAACTTTGTTACTTGGATCAACTTCTTTAAGGTAAGAATCAAAATCGTCTATGGCGACTTTACCAACATCTTCGATACTCATGCCGACAGGGATAGGCGACTTGCCTTCAGCAAATCTTTGTCCCGCTTCTTTTGCAACACGGCTGTTTTTCATGGCACGGTAAGCCATGCCAATAGCATCAAATGTCCGCTCGGCAATAACGCCCGTCACTCCACCCTCAACAATTTTGCGAGGCATATTTTTAATTCGTTGCATAAAGTCGCTTTCGGACTCTTGAGCGGCAAATGCTTGTTCAACTATGTTTTTGATTTCTGGATCATCATCAATAAGCTGAAGGCCAAGCTCCATAAGCGTTGCATCTTTTGGGTCAACAGCGGCTATTTCAGCGGCAGAATAGCCAAGCGTTTCAGCTAAAATACGAGTAGAAATTCCAGCGGCTCGAAATGTCCGGGTGAAAATTGAGCCGGGGGCAACAACCTGTGCCATAGGGGCCGTAAAAGCCGCCGTTACCTCTTGGACAGTGCCTTCGGGCTTTAACGCTTCAGCCGCCGCTTTATTTGCTTCATCAAGATATGGAACGTTTTCTTGCATCCAAGGAGTTATTGTTGATGACCAAAATCCATTAGTCATAAAGTCGCCAAGTTCAGTCCCGGCATCTTGCAAGCCTTTGACCGCGCCCTTGCCAAGCCCGGCTCCAACATCTTCAGCAAAATCTAAGGTTTCAAGTATTACCGATTTATCTGGGTTATCTCGGTCAATCCCCACTTTAAATTGTTGGTCGCCCTCCGTGCGCGTTTCGATGTAATCATAAACAGGCTTATCAAGGACAACATCGCCGGGGTCCATGCCAGCTTCAGCCGCCAATTCCCATGCATAACTTGATGGTGCGTTAGCATCTTTTCTAGCGGCTAAGTAACTCGCTTCAACATCGTCGTCTTGTTCGTAAGGGGCTCCAATAGTTATTTTAAGAGGCTCTCTTTCTGGCATTGCCATAGGGGCGTCAAGAGTAGGCAGATTAATTTTAGGAAGGTTTGGGCTATTAATAAGGTCGCCAACGACAACTTCGGCCATTAGTCTTTTTTCCTTCTATCTGCTTCTGTTTTTGCGTCTTTAGTTCTATTTTTTTCTTCAGTATCAAGTCTTTTGTTGTTTGCAATTATAGCCCCAATTTGAGAAAGCGCCTGTGCGCTTGCGTTAAAAGCGGCTTTTGTAATCTTTTTTTCTTTTAAAGCCGTAGCTAATTTTAAAGATGTTTCTGTTACATCCGTACTTGCCCATTCATCTAAATCCTTTGCCGAACCAAATTGTGGTTTAACAAATGAGTTCAACCCCGGAAGTTCAATTCTTGCACGTTTAAGTAAATCGGAGTGAACGTCCCAAGCTTTTTCTTCGCCTTCATCCATACGGGCGTCATACTCATTAAGTGCATTTTGTATTCTGTTTGCCGCGCCGGGGTCAGGATTTATACCCGAAAGAGTAAATTCTTGATCTTGCGCTCCTAACAAATGCCCAAGTGATTTTCGCGCCCGTGCTTCTGGCGAGTGTTTATATCCGGCAGTCAGAACTTTATTTATTAATCCAGTAAGAGAACTGCCGTGGCTCGCCTCAAGTCGGCCATCTTCCGACAGCCTCATCATTTGTCTTTTTATATTGGCTATTTCTACTGTTTGATCTTCTGGCGATAAATCGGCTATGTCATAGATTTCGTTTTGCAATCTAAGCAAAACAGGCTCATCAGTTTTTGCGTTTTCCATAGCAACTAACATTTTGCCAAGTGTCATTGCTTGAGGTCCCGTAATTTTACGATTTGTTTTAAATAATTCAATATCCCTTAATGTTGGCAATTTTTGGTTGTTAGGAAGTTCTTCTCCTATTGACACCATTTGAATCATACTTGCTATTGTTGATGTCGTCTCTTCTTGGTCTAGCTTGTTTTCCTTATCGCTTTTTCTGTCATTTGCATTTTGTTGTGCCTGCAAACTTCTAAGCTCAGTTGCTACTCCATTACGCAAGGTGTTGCGCTCTTTCTCATTAAGGTTGCTCCAGTCAGCGGCATTTTGTTTTGCATTGTTACCTTTAAACACGCCTTCTGCCATTTGGTCATAAACTTCAACAAGGCTATCTTTCGCCTGTGAATTGACCCAAGATAAAATTCCATTTTTAGATGAGTCCTGTTTAAATTTAATTTTTAGCTTTGCTCCAAAGGTAGCATCAATAACGCCAGACTTTACCATCTTATCAATACTAGAAAGACCACTAGTTTCGATAAGTAGCCTTTCTCCGGGACTCATATTTTGTTTAATTAAATTAACCTTAGTATCGAGATCTGTAATTAAACCTGCTTTAAGTTGGTCAAACTTTCTTGCAGTTCCAGCCGCACTAACTTTAACTTGCGACGATGCCGACAAAATATTAAATTTTGATTGAAACGCTTTTTTACCTTGCGGGGTTGCAATAATAGAAGACGCTTTTTCAAATATACTTAGTGCGCGATCCCCAAACTTCTGATTAGCGACAAGTCCGTCTTCTTTTGCAGAGTTTGCTTCTAATTGAGCAAATTGGATCTGAGCCGTCGTCGTTGCCGTTGACACTTCCGCTTCAGCTTGCGCCAGAACAAGAGTGTTTCCAACAGCGGATATAGATTGTCCAAAATTACCTAAAGCGTTGCCAATGTGGTCGTCGATCTTGACGGCGGGGAGCCCGGTCATCCCTGTTGATCGGGGAAGCCCTTGTTGCCTTTGGAAAGTTGGGATGACAGCCATTATGTAAGAAGTCCTAATCTATTAGCGCCTGTTGCCGCCGCTCCTGCCGCGTTCAAATAGCCGCCATATTTTGCTCTCGACGCATTTTGCTTTGCATTAACCGACGCAAAGCGTTGGTTTGTTGACGACGCCCGGCTGGCATCTGCCTCGGTCTGGCCTCGGTACAAAATGGCAAGACGTTCTAACGCGCCTTCAGAACTGGTATCAGCCGAAACATCTAGCGGTGTGTCTTGGTTAATCACGACGCCAGACTTTGCAAATTTAGTTGTTTGAGTAGACATCATTCTATTTAACTTGCTGTCAAAAAGGTCGGCTTCGTATTCAGAGGCTTGTTTAGCCATGACCGCATTATTGTCAGCAATAGCTGCGTTGTAATTTGCCATGTGAGCTTGATAATCGTAATTGACCTGTTGCGTTTGGCTTGAGTAAATACTACTAAATATTCCGCTGGCCGAGCCCAAGGATGAAAGCGTTTGCCCTAAACCGTAATTCCCCGCCGATCCAAACAAGCCAGATGACGCCGCTGCCTTCGTGCCAAACATAATCGCTTCAATACACATTTAATTATCCATCGTTTGTTACTAAGCGCGTTAAAATTGCAGTGATGTGAATAGGAAGTGGTTGGTCTTGTTTTATAAAGATTTGACCTTCTGTCTCCCAACCGCCTCGAAATTGTATTTGTTTGTCGCCATTAAATAATGGTGGACTTTTATCCATCCTGTCACTGCCAGCACGGAATTGGATCTCATCGTAATTTACGCCATCTTCAGAAACTTTCGCGCCAAGCGTTTGTAAAAATCTTACAGTTAAATCAAAGACGCGCTTAGTTTTTCCCTGAGCCGTTCCATCGTCAGCCCCTGCTTCTGGCCGCAACGTTTTTACAATTGACTCGTATGATAAACCAATTTGAGCCTTTTTAATTGCTGGCAATATTCCTGAAATTCCACCATCGGTGACGGCTTGACCTGCGTAGGTGCTTCCATCGCCTAAAGTTTTAACTGTTTGACCTTCTAAATGATTTAACCCACTAATTGTTTGTGTTGCTGACGAGTCATAGCTAAGGCCGCAATCAACAAAAAATGCTTTTTCTTTCGTTGAATTTTCATCGAGGTCAAAGCTTGCTTCCATAAATTCGACGTATCGCCGGGTAACTCCATCGACGGTTCTCTGTACTATCATCCATAGTTCCTCTTCGCCATTATTTGACGATGGAATTACGCTTAAACTTTCTACGATTGATATGGCTTGATCTGTTGTTGTTAAACGAACGGTATCGTTTGAAACAACTTTGAGCGGGGCTGCTCCTGCGCGGACAGTTTCTTCGATTGTAACAACAGCCGCCGCTGGATTAGCTACTGTAAAATCTGGGTGTGCATTTATGCGGGTAAATATATTGTCAGCTGTTGTGTTGTTACTTGTGTTGGGTCGAAAACCAAACGTAGTGTCTACTGGAGCGCTACCGCCAACAGCTTCGCTGGTAAAGGTTACCGTTTTATTATTGGATTTAGTAAATGTTAAAGTTGTCCCAACCGCAATGTTAGCGTAATCGCTAACGGTAACGGTGCAAGTGCCACTAACGCCGCCAATTTTATGTCTATGCCACGCGATAACTTGCTGATCACGTAAATAAGTAAGGCCAACTAGCTGACCATCAGCCTTTACACCCCAGATCGTCGTATTTGGCTCTTGCTGATAAGCCAACTCAGTTATGCCGCCTTTGGCAACTTGTGGCGATAAAATTGTTAAGTCAGGTGATTGATAACTGTCTGATTCAAATGCGTAAGTAAACTCGCGTAACTTTCTTTTTTGGCGCTGAATAAAGATAACCGTGTTATCTACACGAATAGGTTTGTGTGTGTGGCTACCGCGTGTGCCTTCTCTGACGACGCGGACGTTTGTCGGTGTTAGCGGGTCACTCGTTGTTGAGCCCGATATGACGAACTCACCGCCGACAGTGCCGACAGCCATGACCTTGCCGGGCGACAACCAGCGGATTGCGTTGACTTGATCTGTTGCCAAAGTATAAATGACGGGGTCGTCGTCTAGTGTGCCGGGCGTATGGTTCTCATAGTCGCCGGATTTCGATCCCCACAATGTTTGCGGTTGCTCGGTTGATCCAGCCCAGAATAACCGTTGTTCGTAAAAGGCGACGGCGGCGGGATAACCCGAAGTTCCCGACCATGCTCCTAAGCGCCATTTTGTTTCAGCAGATGTCCCACCAAAAGTTGCATTTATTGTTACCACAACTACGGTTGTGTTTGTAAAAGCAGTAACTGTAGCGTACCCCCATTGGATACCACCATCGCGCAAAAATTTCCATGTAACTGTAGCGTCTACAATTTCGTCGCCTTCGCCAGATGGCCCAAGCGTTGCTGCAACGTCAGTTGTTCCAGCCCTAATTACCTCGTAAACATTTCCATTAGCTCGCTTTACAATGCCGACCGCATACGCAGTCTCAGCCACCCAAGCGCTTGCTTGGTGACCAATGGAGATTAGTCTGCCTACGTCAGTTGACGCAAAGCCAGCACCACCGTTTATGCCAGCAATGGAAGATGCGGTAATCGTTTTACTTGTACCTGACGCAGCATTAGGCTCTAGCGTTGTTGTCGTTAAATTTTCAGTTTGATATGGCCCATCCGTATAAACAACATCAGTAATAGTCCAATTTGTATGTGCAGTACGTGATATTTTTTTGGGTGCGTACTCTGGATGCGCTAAATAAATAACGTCGGCAGATTGAGCAAATTGAATATTAAACAAATCTGCCGTTTCATAAGTTGTGACGATTGTGTAAACGCGAGCCGCTGTTCCAGCCGAATCATAAGTTGTAAAGCCACTTGAATTTATATTATTGTCATCAATATCAGTTAGCTCAAATGTGTTGGTTGCTTTGTTTTTAATCTTATAATATTTTCCATTTAATTCAATCATACCAACTACAGCTGCTATATATACTTCGTCGCCGTTTGAATATCCGTGACTTGTCGCAGTTATGACGCATGGATTAGCTTTAGTTGCCCCAGAGATTGTCTTGTTATCTTCTAAGATTGCACCTTGCTCTTTGTAAAATCGCGCATAGTAATTTCCAAGCTCAATGCAGTAAGCTTGTGTCGTTGAAAACTCAAATGGTATCAGGCGCGTTTTAGCCGCTGATGATTTTACCTCTTTTACAAAGCGAGTGCCGGGTCGCCGTGATATGCCCCCGTGAGGCATTACCATAAAATTTTCTAATGTCTCCGCGCCATTGTTATATTTAGCAATATCAACACGCCCGAAAAGTTGTGGTGATAATTCGCCAGCAGTAAAATTTGTTGTTATTACAGAAACGCGAGACATGTTAAACTCTCACACTTAACCATGATTGTTCACTAGCCGAGAGTGATTCCTGTGAATCAACTAGTCGAGCTTCTTTTAACATTGCGGCAAATTTCTGTTCAGCCGTTGCCGCAACGGTTTGTGATGCTGTTATGTCGTAAGCGATGTCAGCAGCAAGGCGAAGGCTGAAAGCTTCAATAAATTTTGTATCAAATAAATTTGGATCTGTAACACGTTCCACATACACAATTTGCAAAGGTGCAGCAGCATCACTAACAATTTGTTGACCCTCGACGGCCCATTGTTCAGTCGTGTTTACATCAATAATTCTTAAAGTGTTGTTTGGAAAATCAAAAGCATTCGTATATTCGAAAACTGGTGCAGTTGTATTGGCCGCCAAGCTAACTCTTTTAATTGCAAAGTTCCACGAATGATCTCGTAAAAGCTGATCGCGTGTTTGCTCGAACAATCTTTTGACAGCACGGCCTTCTTTTGTGTCATCATTTAAAGACGTAATTGGAGTTGCACCTAAAAACGTAATCGCACGATTTGCAATTTCAACAAAAGTTGTTGCCATATTATTTCCTTAAAAAAAGAAAGGGGGACCGAAGCCCCCCGATCAATTTAATCAACGACATAAGCTAAGTAGCCGACAAGATCGTCGCCTGCCACTTGAGCGTTGTCTGTTGCCGTCGCACGAATGACGACGCCATCTTGTGAGTCAAAAACGTAAGCACCGCCCATTAAAAGGTTTGCCGCAATGGCTCCTTCAAATGTTTGGAAACCAACTGTGTCTACAGCCAGCCCGTCTACTAACCCATCTGCGTCAGCCGCGACAGTTGCCCCAGCCGTGTTTGTGTAAGAGTCCCAACCAAGGTCTAATGTTGCTGAACTTGTCGTCCAATTAACATATGCCTTTGACATTGACGCCAGAAGCCTTACCCGGCCTGCCGGAAGACGGCAAAGACCAATTGAACTGCCCGTGTCACCTACGCCAGCTTGAGCGTGAGTAAAAAAAGCAATTCTTATAACGCCGTGCATTTCCGTTGTATTTGCTTTTACAATTGGTGTTGCATCAGCGTTGGTAAGCTCAACAGATTTTTGTACAGTTACAGCCATTTCAAGTCCTCCTTAACTTGGATGACATTCGATGTACCCAACAAGCTCTTCTTGCATGCGGGTAGCACCAATCGACATCGATGTGTAAACTTGAGTCGCGTAGTTTTTATCTGCACGCTCGGTGATTTTGACGGTAGGCTCTTTTCCTACAGCTAGTTTCATGCCTGATTTTTGCCAGTATAAAACTTTGTCGTCAGCATTTGAATCCACGCCAATGCGCTCGGTGCGCTTGATTTGGAAACCCATGAAGGAATTTACTTCGCCAGCTACTAACGCTTTGACCGTATTAAAGTCAGATGAAGTAATTTCAGTTTCTGCTAACAAGTTCTGAAGTTGCATAGCGTTAATAACCATAACTCGGTCATTATCTTCAGCTTCATTAGCGTCAAGGTTCTTTTTTGCTGCACGAAGTTTGCCAACATTTAAGCCAGTGTCAGCCGCAGGGCTAATTCCAACTTGAACGTCAACAGTCATTGCCGCCAAATAGTCCGTTGCTGTGCTTCCAGTTTTGCCCGTTTGAGCAGTACCGTCAGCAGCGGCAATTATAACGTCATCCATTGAACGGCCCATCGCGTTAGCGCAGGCTGTCGAATATGGACCAGTCGGATCAATTAGCATCCGAATGCGGTCTTCATCTTCAATGAGGTCAGCGAAGACATAGTCGGCGAGAGAAACACGCCGACGGGAGTGAGGGGTATCAATCCTAACTGTGTCTTCGTGACGAGATTGGCGTTCCACAGCGGCAACCGAACCGATCTGCTCAAAAAAAGCGTTTTCACCAGTGACTGTCTCGATTGAGACACAATCACGAAGGCGAGATCCCTTTTGCTGAACAAGGTGTTCGACGTTACCTTTATACTGCTCAACGAACGCCGTAGTAATTTGAACTGACATGGTCAATTCTCCTTTTGCGTTGGTTAAAAATAAAGATGATTAAAGGGTTGCCCGTATCGGACCCTGCGCGGTCTATCCCGCCGTCTGTCCCAGACCCGTGAGGGTTATCTGGTTTAGCTTGCGATTTCAGTCCCGTAAGCTAATTCTGTTAGTCGCGTCAACTTTTGGTTGAGGACTTTATGCTCTGGATGCGAAGCGTCCATTAATCCGGGGTTAGTCCGAATTGCGGCAATTTGTTCCTTCGCCATTTCTGGTGTCGTGCCAAACTGCCCAGAGCTTTCACTGTCTTTAAATTGTGGCCCTTTGCCTAGCGCAACGCCAATTTTCGATAAGGCGTTGATGACGACGGGGTGCATGCCAAGGTTTGCTTGATTTAATACATCGCGTAATTCTTCACCGCCAAATTCTCGAACTGCTGAGTTGGCGGCGGCTACGCGCTCATCAAAAGCCGTTCCAAATTTGGTTTGCATTTCTGTATGCCACAAATCGTTTTGCTGATCGATTTGCTCAGATTGGTTCATTTGGCCTTCACTCATGCGCTCAACAAACTTGTCGTGCATAGCTTGAGCCATCGATGCTGGCATTTTGTTTTCGTAAGCAACTTCGCGGAACCAATCAGATAGACCTTGGTCGTAACTTTCGTGTCCTTCTGGAGCATTGAGCTCATACGCCGAAGCCTCATCAGGAGTGCCAAGCTTTGACCAGCCTTCCCACTCGCGTAAATCAGTGTCAGCATTTGGCAAGACAACTTTGTCTGCACCAACAGCTTTTTCTAAATTTACGTAGCTCTCTAAAACGTCATTTGGACCGCTCCAACCTTTGGCTGTTACAAGCTCATTATATCCGTCATCGTTCCAAGAGGCGGGGGTTGCCCCTGCGTCTTCTGGGTTACCCGCATCAAGTACGGACCCGTCAAGATCATTCGGCATTAATTGTCTCTCCTATTGCTAATTTTGTTATTTGGTTTTCATCCAATGCGAGGATCGTAATAATCCGACGCACCATATCTCTGCCGCCTTCCATATGCTGAAGCTCGGCGTTGTCTCTAACTCCGCTCATTTGATACAGGCCGGACACTTTAAGCATATCTTTAAAAATGACTTGACCTTGTGGCGTGTAAAGAAAAACGTCCCGGTACGCCTGCATAATCTCAGCTTGAACCTTGTTCTGTTGTGGTTTGCTCATTTAACCCTGCGACGGCCCTAGCTGGCCCATTTCAGATATTTGGGCGACTTTAAGGGCGGCGTCTGCTGCTTGTGGCGCTGCTGACAATCCAGCCTGCATGGCTTCTTGCTGTCCTCGTTGGTCGCGCATTCCGGCTATTTCATCTTGGCTCCGCAATATGCGTTGAGGGGCTCCGTTAGTATCAGCCAAAATGCGCGTGATTTCGTCCGTATCAAAATTATCCATGACGCCCGGATCGACAGCTGCGATAGGCTGGACCATTTCAAGCGTCCGCAAGATACCAACGCCTTCTTCAGCCTTCATGGCGCGAGACAAAGGACTGACATATTCAATTTCGTATTCGCCGCCAGCCTCGATAAGTGCCGGGGGCAAGGGTGGGATTAAACCTTGAGAGTCGAGGATGTCGAACTCACGCTCGATCAGCGGCCCTAACATCTCGGTTTGCTGCCTGCCAATGGTCGGAGCTAACAAAGCGCCCTTTTCTTGAGCTCGTTGCAAAACTTCGGTCGCGGTCATAGATGGTGTTTCAACCAAGATTTGGAACAAAGTCACTAAAAAAGCGTCATTTATTACTTTGCGGCGTTGCTCCATCATTTCAAAGCCAATGTCTACACGCGCTCCCGTTTGCAGAGGCTGAACGGGCGGTTGGTTCCGGCCATCCATCCGGGCGAAGGTTGCCGCGCCGGGGTTCGTGTTTATAGGGAACATAACTCCTTCATCCGCGATCAAAAGGGGTGGATCGACCACTTTTTGCGCGGCACGGATGACTGTCTTTGACATCTCGTTAATCATTTTGATGTCAGGCAAGATTGTCATGCAGGGCGAGCGGCCATACGTCTCGCGTGGGCCCGTCACATACCGTGACACGATGTAAGGCATGGTTTCAAAACCGCCTTCTTCGATCAAATTCTTTGTCTTCATTTCATAATAGCCGGAGAACCACGGCGTATTTTTTCGGTCGCGCCGGGTTGGGTCGCGGTCGGTTCGAGGCATCACGACATGTAAAAGTTTTACTTTTTCGTCAGGCTTGTCTGTTGCCGTCTTGCGTAGATCGTCAGATAGGTCGCCGTCTTGAAACATCCGCATGGCTTGCCGGGCTGAAACTTCAAAGCGCCTAAAGACAGTGTCAATTTGACCGTGCTCGTTCTCAGCAATAAAAGCGTCAGCTAAGTGTACTGCCCGGTAAATAGCACCTCTTGTTGGAGCTTCATCGACGAAAGTAATGCCAGTGCCAAAAGCGCCAAGGCTCATATAGCCCTCGTGCGTCTGCCCGGCAAAGTTAGCTTTAGGAGAATAGCGGTGAGCAAACATAGTCTTTTGAACTTTGTCAAACCACAGTCGCACATCGTCGTCTCTATTTAATTCTGAGTTGGTTGACCGTAACGTATGCCAAGTTGCACCGCGTGGGGTTAAAAGGCTTTCGACAGCGGCAGAGAAACGCTCTAACGCCAAAGCGGCGGTTGCGTCATAAAGTTTGTGGGTCCGCTTGTCGCCTTGTGTCCGTTCACCAGTAAATTCGGCAGATCGAGGCAAGACACGTTCGGCAATTTCTTCCCAATGAGCTTCCCAAGTCCCTCGACCATTTCGTAATAAGTCGAAACGTTTGAAAATTTCGTCGTTGTCCATAAAGCTAAACCCCTAAATAGGTATTTTTTCGTAAGGCATCTACGCCGCTGTTACGCGGAGTGCCTGACAATATCGTCGATCCGTTTGTTCCGCCGCCGCTGGCCGAAGCGTTGGCGCGTTGGGCTTGGTCTAGCCTGCCGCCCGGCGATGACGACGCCATCTTCATGCCGCCTGATTGCTTTTGATTCCCATAAGCGCCGGGAACACACATTAAGCGCCCAACAACGTGCGGCCAATGTTAGCGCGAGCTCGTATTCCTCTTGAGCCTGTAAGCATTGTAGATTGCCGGGTCACACGATTTCTAGGAGTATACGGAGCAAACGCCATAGCATCACCACCTAATTCATCGTCATCGTCTTTGGCTAAAGGCGCGTTTTCTTTAGATTTAGCCGCAACATTTCCAGCAACGGCTCGCTTGCTGCCTTGTTTTTTAAGCATTGCAGAAGGGCTGTTGTTATCGCCACGGTCTTCGTTTTTATTGCCAAGATTATTTTTCCCACCTTTTCCAGCTTTTACCCCCCCCATCATAGCAAGAGTTCGTCCAGCATTTAAGGGAATGCCGCCCGGCATAATAGGACCAAGTGCCGCCAAAGCTTTTTCGCCATATTGGCCTTGATTATGAGGAGAAAATGGATTGTTAACGATGCTAATTGCTTGATCAGCGCTAAGACCTGTCCTGTTCGGAGTCATAGAATCGTTTGGAACGTTGCCATCATGGTTGCGATTTTGGCGAACGCCTCCGGCAGAACCACCGCCATCATCGCCGTCATTAGATTCACACATTTTTAACCACCTAACAGTGTTTTGCCAATATTTGCAGAACTAACATCGCCGCCAGCACCAGATAGAATTGTAGATTTACGACCTTTAGCCAAGAGCCGCTTGCGCCGTGTTGCTGTTGCTGCTTGATTTACTCGCGGATCGTCTCGCGTTGGCTTTGTTTCGACAGCCGCAGGCTCCGGCATTACTGGCAATGACGGCATTTTTGGCATTTTTGGGGCTAGTGGTCCTACGCACATAATCAAAATCTCCATCGCGTTCTAATCGGGATCGCGTCCATGAATAACAATAAAATTTTTTCCGGGTAGGGCCGTAGTCTTCAGCCGTCGCCTCTTTGGTAGCACCTAACGCCTCAAGCCATCGATGTGCAACGTCGTGGCCTTCCATGCTCCAGCAATCGGCTCTAACGGCACCGTCAGCAACAAGGGCTGGTATTAATTCATTCCTTATGTGCCGGGTCACCGTCAACGCCACTTTGGGCCATCGATCTGTCGTGAACATCCACACACTCCAGAAATCCGGGCGCGTCATGTTGGCTCCCCAAGTAGCAACAGGCATCACCCCAGAGAGAGCAACATGGGCCAACCCGCCAGATACAGATATCCGCTGTGCTAAATCTTCCGGCTTTCCGCTCCATGTCAGCGGTAGTATCTCTTCAGCATCTAACGCCCTCATATTCCGGGCGATGTAAACTAAGTCGCCATAGCAGGCTGGGATAATCTCAGCCAAAGACAACATCCGGGGCTGTCATAACAGGCTGCCCATTGGAAAGCCGCCCTGTCCTTGCAACCTGTCTAAAATCATCGTCATTATCGCGGAGCCCTAAAGCGCCGTATCTAAAACTATCGACCGCATGACTTGACCAGTCGTGGTTCGGCCTGTCTTTCCAATCTCCAGTCCGGTCGTTAAACTGTCGGTGATAATGTCTAAGTGCCTTTAAGCCCTCGGCACAATTGCCACGGTCGAAATGGCACTTGGGGATTAACGCTCTTATTGCTTCAATACCGTCCATGACGGCTAGTTTAGGTACAACGGTTGGGCGAACCCCCAAGCTCATTAGAATTTCATAGCGGCTATTTCCCGATCCAAGCTCCCGAACCATAACGTCGTGGGGAAACAGATGCCGATCATAGGTATACGGCCTCGCTTGTAATTCCTTAATGTAGTGATGTAATCCTTCACCCGTATTTTCATAGTAATCAATAACTCTGACAACGTTTTCACGCGGCAATTGCTGGTAAAACCAAATGGCCGTTGCGTCGGCAATGCCCAAGTCAAAGCTAGTTGTCACAGGGAGATTTGGCTCCCACGGCACAGAATTTATTTGACCTTTCGTATCGATAGCATCTAATTGCGTGGCAAAGAAAGCCCCGACCCTCGCGGCGCTCCAGCTAACTTCAAATTCCTGTTGATATTGGCTTTCATCCATTGTCGCCTTGGCGGCATCGAGTTCTTTCTGAGCTAGAACCCCAGTCTCACTCGCCGGGAAACGCATGGCGAACCATTCGTCGTCGTCTTTTTCCATGCGCTCTAAGGCGTAATCGTAAATTTCCTTAAATTGATTCTCGCCTTTTGGGGTGCCGATCCACAAACATTTTCCGGTCCCAAAATCGGAAAGAGATGGCCTCACAATCTCAGGATATAACCGGGCGTTCATGTCGGCAAATTCGTCTAGGCAACAAGCATCTAAGCGCAAACCACGAAGGCTGTCAGGATTTTCGGCCCCTAATAACCAAATTCGCTTTCCGTCCGGCAAGTCGCACCGTAACTCTGCTTCGTTAAACTTAACGCCCGGAATGACCCCGGCGTAATCTCGAAGCATTTGCCAAGCAATACGCTTACTCTGCCCGTAAGTCGGGCTAATATACGCCCCCTGTGCCCTTGGATGAGTACAAGTAAGGATTTCCTTCAAAAGCCAGTTAATCGCCATAACAGTTTTGCCAAAGCGTCTGTGACAACTTGCAACCGAAAAACGCTTATAGCTCCGATCAAATTTTGCCTGCAATGGCCGAGGTTTATATGGGATCGTAATTTTTTGGGTTTTAGCTATCGCCTTTCTCCCCAAAAAACATGATTAGCGCCTTACGCTCGCCACTATTCCGCGTCACCTGATGAGCATTATCGCGACCGCCAGAAAATAATAATAAATCTAAATAATGAAAAATTGGGTTGTCAGGGTTATCCCTAAAATAAAAACCGCCCCCCGTAAATTCCTTGGGGTCCGTCAACAAAAGAGTCGCCGAATATTTGCACCAAGCCATGTGGTCAATCGTGCCAGTATCCTGATGCCATGGATGACCCTCTGGCCGATGCTCGACCCGGCAGTACGCAGGAGACACCGTCGATATGGGGGCAATCTCACTAATAATCCTAACTAACCCAGAAACCTTGGGGTCTGCAAAATCTAAGTATCCGACACTCGCAGATAACGCATTTGCCTGTGCAACCGTAATCGCCCTCGGCAAGCATGCTCTCAACCCTCAATAAGCTTCCCGCCTAAACGCCGATAGCTCGACTTAACGCCGGGCGGTTTCGTGCGTTGCTGTTCCCGATGAGCCTCATCCATGTCAGGCACTTCAATCGTAAACGCTTCATTAACATCAGGCGTCGTTGGGTCGTCAGCCTTAAAGCTACCGTCCTGATTGTGAGCCCTAGCCCTACGACGGGCAGGCTCCTTAGTCGCAGCCTTCTTTGTCTTCAATGCCATGAATAATTCCTATTTCAAATACGTTTTGCGTTTAGGCTTTAACAACGTCTTGCGAACTTTAGTTGGCTTGCTTGAATAATTTGCCATGAATAATCCTAATTAAAATAAGGGGTCAGCAAGTGACCTACTTCAGTAAACTTCTAGAGTTTCGAGAACGGTTTTTCGACTTGCTCTGGACCCTCAAATTGCTTTGATCGTTATTACCCGGATTGCGGTCTTTATGGTCAACATCCTTGCCGTCGCCCTTGGATACCCGCCCCGTCTTCAAAAGAGTCCTACGGGCCTTATTTCGGCCCGCACGGCGCTTAATCTGATCTGGCTTTGAATGGTAGCCCTCGTACTCTTTCGCGTAGTTACGGGCCATAAAAATGCCTCTGTAAAACTTGTGTCGGATAGGGAGCGTGGACCCTACGATACCTCTGAGCGCCCAAGAAAAGCGGGGTACCCCCGGTCAACCACCCCCACCCCGGAGAAAATAATTTAGTTGAGATACTAGCCGCCGAGCCACGGAATTGCTGGGCTTTTGACGGCCCTGTCAAGTTCTTAAACATTCGACTAACACTATGACACCAACGTTCGGTCGATTTCATGCGCGACAGCGGCAACGGACACCGCTTATAAAACGATCATCCCTTTAGTTTATCACATCCTCACTGGTAGCCGTCAGCATGCCTTCACCGATGATTACCTCATCAGTTTCCCATCCAATAACCATAGGCCCAGTGTGGGTCACCTCTTGCCTGTCCTTGTATCGATTGTCTAACTTCGACAACTTAGCCAACGACTGATGTCCTAGGTTGTTAGCCGCTGTAACAGCTGCTTGTGCACTCTTCGGGTCACCTTGCCACTTGCCATTCATGATCATCAGCTGGATGTGTGCCGCCTCGTCAGCTTGAGCATGATAACCACGCTTCATAGCTTCAAATGTGCGCTCATCCAGATCTTTATCGTAGTTTCGCCATTTGTTGTAAGCTGCCTTTGTTGGCAAATGTTTGCTCTCAAAGATGCTAACCATCGTCTCACCGTTCGACAGCCTGTCGGTAACTTCGTTTTCAATTTCTTTGGTTTGAACTAATCGTTTTGCCATTGAAACTCCAAAAGAAACCGACGCTTGGTGTGAGCCAAGCGTCGCTAGTTTGTGTTTTCGGGAGAAAAACAAGGTCAAAAAATACAACCTTAGCCATTTAGTACCATCGATCCGTGGTCGATGTATAGAAGGTATCTTTAATGAACATTACAATTTATAGTACTTTTTCAACCCATTTAACGCTAACCGTAGTGCTGCAATGCCATCTTCACTCTTTCGCTTGCTCTCACCAACACCGCTCCAAGTTGACGCCAAATGCCCATGTCCTATAACATGTTGTAGAATGTACGCCAACGGAATGCCGACGTAGTCCATAGCTGTCCTGACCTCTTGCCGAGCCCGTTCTAAGCCCTCTTGAGCGCCAAGCGATCCTTGCCCGGCATTGTCCTGACCTAACTGCATCAATGCGTACCGTGGGCCCATTTTAGCCCGGTCAAAGTGTTGAGCAAACAGGTCGCCAGATTGGAACTGATCCGGGGTTATTTGCCCTCGTTTAAAGTACGTTGCCATGGGATCAGCGGTCACATTTCGCAAAGCTTTCACGCCTGCAATTTGCGTGTCCACTTCGACAAATGTGCCGTGTTGCCGGGCTTCAATCGTGCCGTGATCTGCTCCCGGAGCTTTGTCTTTAGGCTTGCGTTTTTTAACTAGTTGACGTCGCATAATTTCTTCATCCTAACGATTGGAATATGAATTACTGGTTCAATGTCTTCAGCGTCGTTTCTGTCCGTTCTCCCGCCAATTTGTACATCAAATCTGTCTTCGTTTTGGTACTCATAAAAAAAATAACCATCCTCAAATTGAACACAAAATATAAACTTCAAATCATTGACCCGGTAGAACTCGACGCCGCGGTTATATTTAGCCAAAGACAGGATCAATGTTGGGTATCGGCTGTAGCTGTTGTGCCTTTTCTTGACTTCGATAACCGCTACAGCCTTGCCATTTCTAAACCCAATAAAATCTAAATTGTATTTTATGCTCAACTTCTTTAAGCGCATACCACACGCGGCTTCAATCGTTTTGCAAATAGATTTTTCGTTGTCTAAATCAATCCGTGTTTCATAGATTTGCCGCATTTTTACCGCCTTAGAATGGCACTTCGTCGTCCAGTTTCTCAGGGCTTGCAGGCACTGGCCGGGCTTGACCATCGTCCTTGAACGGCTCCATTGCCATGACCCGGACTTCCAATTGCCCGCTGTCGCTCATTGACGGTATTGGCAACGATTCAAAAATTAAATTAAAACTGTCTTTGCCCGATTTATTCGGGAACATCACCCCAATTTTAGTCCAGTAAGTTTTGCCATCAGTGCCTGATCTTGCTGTCTTTAAGTCGTATCTGTCTGCCATTTAAAACTTCCTTATGCTGTTAAATTTGTTGAGGTCCATTAATTTCTTTTCAAGGGCTTCCCTCATTTTCCCTCGGTTGTTTCGCCAATCTAACTCGCCTTTTAGGTCGTGCCATGATGGAAACCATGTTGACCTGTCCGGCCACTTTGTCATCGTTTCCCTGACAACGTCGGCTGGGTATTCCATCAGCTTTCGGCCATAGCTGGTGATCGCCAAATCCATTGTAATTTGATCCTGATTGCGCTGTGCCGTCATCGCGTAGACCATTGAAATCAGCTCGCCAATTTCTCGCGCTGATGCTGGTTGGCTAAACTCTTCGATGGTTTCAATCGCGGCTTGGATGTCATCAACAGCAACCGGACCTTCGACCGTAAACGCTAGAACATCGTAATCTGAATTAAGAATTGGCTTGATTGATGAAACGATTGACGCTGGCAACGATGCTTCCAGATGCGTTTCCACTTCCCGCCTTCCCATTTGCTCGCCGCCGTTGGCTAATGTCATTTCGCGTAATGCCTGATCTGATCCAGTTGTAGAACGCACTATCCCAGTCGGCGTATTGCTTGCCGCTTGAATTGGCGTAGTCGGTAAATTGGAGCAAAATGGTTCTTCTTTCATCATCGTCGTATCCTTCATTCATCGCTACTGTTTTAGCGTGGGGATTTGGTGTCCAGCTGTCTGGCATATTGGATTTCTTTTTTCGTTTTTTAACAACCTCGATCTCTCCCCCTACAAGGGGGATTAAGGGGGTTACTTCTTCTTTCTTACTATAGTTATGGTTATGGTTAGCATGCGTTTGGCATACGTTTGGCATTGCCGTGGCATTACTAGTTTTGTTTGTTTTCAACCATCTAGCTTGAGCGTTGGTTGATTGTTTCAAGCGGAAATCCTCAACGTTTTTTCGAACTTTTAGTAGTTTTTTCTGCGTTAAGTGACCGTTTTCGTCTAACATAAAAAACGAATTTAAGCTTGGTTTTAGCTTCGACATCCACTTTTTATAGGTCACATTTAGCATCGTTGCGATACGTCTATCGTCGTCTGGAATTGAGCAAGATTGTGTCCGCCACATGATCATTAACAACTTCAAATAAGCGCCATGTTCTTCTAACGTTAAGTGCATGGTGTCGCCCAAATAAGCGTCGGTCCAAAGTGGTAATGATGGGTATGTTGCCATGCTATTTGCCCCCCACTTTTCTTTGAAGGTCATATAGGTCAGCTAGGTCATATAGCTCAGTTTTTAATGCTTGTAGCTGGGAAAAGTATGGCCCATTATCTGTGTGACCAACCGTGTCGTCCATTTCCATCATTAGTATTTGCCGCTTTAATTGATTTGAAAGTTCCTTAATACGTTGCTTGTTCTCTTTAATTAAAATTTTGCTCACCTGATATTCATCTTCAGCCGCCGTTGTACAATCCGAGCATGCGTCAATGCCACCCGGCACAATGACCCTTAACTGTTCGCCATCACTCATTTTAAACGCCTCTTTTTTTTCTCTGTAGATTGTTTTTGTTCCACCGCATTTTCGGCACATTTTTCTTTATCCCTCCGAAATATATCGTTGTAGTTATCTTTGTATTGCTGATCTGGAACTGGTATTCGCCACCAACGCTTTTGCCGGGTGTCTGGGGCTTTATGAAATATGTCCATCATTTAACCTCTATAATTTTGACGCCGGGATACAAAGCCTCGACTAGTTTCTTTTTCAGCCTGTAAATTGGGGTCTTCACACCCTTCACATCTTCGACTACGGTCTCTTTGGCGGTGAAATATCGAAAGTCAGCCTTGTAATGGGCTATGTATTTGCCGCCAATTTTAATGTCGTACCGGGGCTGTAGCTCAAGGTTTGATATTTTCCCGGCCTTCTCTAAAAGCTTTAGCTCTAAATACCGCCGAGCCTCGGCTTTTGAATCAAACTTGATATTATCGACCACCGTTTTAATGTTGCCGTATTTGTTAAATCGCATCACGTACCTTTAATCCAAACACATACAGTCGGCCTCTACTGAGCCATCAGAAAACAAATCACCCTGCCTTTTAACGACATCTAATAAGCTTGAATAATTTGGCCGATCTTTTGCAAAAGTTGCATCTATTTTGGCCTCTTGTTTAATCCACCAATCTGCGATGCCCGGCTTGTCGCGCATAATGCCTTGAAGGGTTCCCGCACCTTTTAGGAAGCACAGGTCGCAATTACCCATAGGTGTTCGTCCGTTAACGCCCCCCAATCGAAGGTCAAACGGCTGATTATACCAAAAATTAGCAACATCTCTTGAGGTTACGTTGTCGTAAACCAAAGGCATTTTTGTTTGCCAAACGGTAGTTTTGCTTTTGATGTTTTCAAATCGCCTTTGCTCATCAGCGCGAATACCTATGACGTTGGCCCATTTTTCAACGCCGTGAATAGTCCGCATGAGCGCGACCATAGGATTGATCTTTAATTCAGTTGTGCAAAACCGAGCCAATGAGTTAGGGAGATAGTTCTTCTTTTCTATAAGCTGGGCAAATGGCTCCCCATTTCTTGACGCACTGTTATGGCTTACGATGTTAAATCCAACGTGATAATTGGGAGCTTCTTTAACCTTGGATTTTTTACATAGAAATATAGGGGCTGATCGTCCATTTTCTATCTGGACCTCATCAAACCGCTCTGACAAATAGGTCGTGAGCTTATCAACATCCACAACCTTGCCTGTCCAAGCGTTTTTCCTTGGCTCTTTTGGCAAGTTCACAACAGCTAAATTTTTAGTGCATCCAGCAATTTGATCTAAAGCGAGGCAAAGCCCTTCATCACTGTCCATCGTATTAAGGACATTAGACGCATAAACAATGTCATATTGTCGGTGCAGTGCGTTAAATGTGTGATTCAAATTATTAAAATTAGCGCCAAACTCATAACCAGTTACGTTGAAACCTTGCCCCGTCATAGTTTCGACATGGTTTGATTTCGGGCCTGATCCAAAATCTAAGATTTCATCAGTAGACGTAGCAATCTCCGCGACACGTTTTGGCACAATAGCATTTTTGCCAATAGCCCCGGTGCATCCGCTCCTTGATGTTCTATTCGTTACCTGTACAAACTTTTCTGTTTTCTCCCACTCAACCCACGTTATTGGGACACCCCATTGAACTTGACATTCATGGACAAAATCGAGCGTTTCGGGCATTTCCTTGCCAGTATTTGCAAAAACAACAACATAGTCTTTTGGAAGTTTGCCATGAAAAGCTTCTAAAATTTTATGTAACATATAGGCGCTGGTTCTGCCCCCAGAGAAGCTCACCATTGTAGGGCCATCAATCTTATACGGGTTAAATCGCATCACTTTCCCCCCTTATTTTTTTTAAGGTACTCGGTTAACGCCTTCTCAATGATCGATGTCATCGTCACACTGCCAAGGGTTGCCACTTCTCTCAAATCGGACATGAGTGAAGGCTTTAACTTTATAAAAAACGGCAGTTTTCTGGGGGGTCTTTCAAAATACGTCACGCGGTCAACCCTAATTATTTAAGAAGTTGACAAACTTATAGCATCAAAGGTATATACTGTGAATAAGGTATTTTTAACGAACAGAGGAAATAAAATGACATATGCACAGAAAATTGAGTTCCATAAACTTTACAAAGAATTTGAACATGGCGCGGCTCACCAGCAAATTAAACGCAACTCTGAAAACATGATTAAAGCTGATGACGCTTATCATGCATTAATTAAACATTTAGCCGTCACTACTGCATAACAACCAACGGGGCTACGGCCCTATTAATTGGGAGATAAGTGATGGATAAAAAATACACTGCCGGGGCCGAGCATAGGGGGAAATACGTCACCTATATTCGCGTCTCGACAAATAGGCAGGGGCAATCGGGCCTTGGCCTTGAGGCTCAGACCAAAGCCATTGACGACTATTTAAATGGCGGCGACTGGAAAATCATTAAAAGCTTCGAAGAAGTTGAAACCGGGACAAATAAAAAGAAACGCCCCCAATTAATGAAAGCTTTGGAGCTATGCGAGGAGACAGGCGCAACGTTACTCGTCGCAAAGATAGATCGTTTGGCACGTAACGTCGCTTTCGTTTCAAAACTTCTGGAAAGCAAAATTGATTTTGTCGCGGCTGATATGCCGATGGCAAACAAGCTGACGATACATATTATCGCGGCGATGGCTGAATATGAGAGCGATCAAATAAGCAAACGCACAAAGGACGCACTGGCTGTTGTAAAGGGCCGTGGCGTCAAGCTTGGCAACCCTAACCCTGACGCGGCTATGAGGCTTGGCAGGGCTGTACGCACTGCACAGGCTGATGAAAAGGCTGAAGAAGTTTACGCGGTGATAGAACGAATCCGCAAGCTTGGAGTGACTACACTCCGGGGGATTGGGCAAGAGTTGCAAGAGCGCAAAGTTGTAACTTCGCTTAACAAAAAAAAGTGGAGCCCAGAGCAAGTGAAAGCTGTAATTTGTCGGGTAGAAAAATCTACAGTTTATGTCTAAAATTGTTTTTAAAAATAGAGAAAGGTTATAAAATGTTACGCGAATTTAAAAAAATTAATTTATCTATATTTGTTTTAGAAAGTTTAGCCGTTGCCGCTTTTGCGGTTAGCTTGTACGTCGGCGTTATTATGATTGCCGCTTTGATGGGGGTGCTTTAAATGGTAGGTAAAGTTACATCAAACAAAAAGGCAAGCGCATCAATTCTGCCAGCAATCATGGGGCACTCAAAATATGACAGCCCCAACAGTATTTTGGAAAAGGTCTGCAAGGCGAACCTTGGCGAAGAAGATAACTGGGAAGGAAATGAGGCGACCGCGTGGGGCAATACTCTTGAGCCTGTCGTCTTAAAGCAGATGGCTGATAGGCTTGGGATCGCGCATGACCCGAATATTGACTACGCTATGGCTCATCCTGACATCCCACTTGAAGCAAGCTTAGACGCCATAGGCCTTGCCAGCGGTCAAGTTGTTACTAGTGATGCAGGCAAAGGCATTTTTGTAATGAACGACACTGGGGCAATCGTGCTTGATGGGAAAGGTGCGTTGGAGTGTAAAGTTACATCCGTGCGGCCAGAAGATCAGCCAGACCTAGCAAGGGGACCGCTCCAGCTACAGGGTCAGATGATGTGTGCCGGGTATAAATGGGGGGCAATCGGCGTTCTATATCAAGGCATCTGCCTTCGTATCTTTTTGTTTGAGGTCCATGAGCAGACAGTTAAAGCGATCACAGAGGCTGTTACAGACTTCGACAGGCGCGTCCATTCAACGCCATTAGACTGGTATGAAATTGGTGATAGTAATGATGCTTGCCTTGTCTACAGCCAAGTCAAAGAGACTGAAACGCCAATTGAGCTAGATCAATCTTACTCAAAAGTATTGTTAGAATATGTAAGGCTTAAAGCTCAGATCAAAAACGCGAACCTTGCTTTGGACGTCATTAATGCGGAGGTCCAAAAGGACATGGGCAACCACGGCATAGCGACCGTTGGCGGCTTCACAGTCAAATGGCCGATGAAATCATATAAAGCACAGCCCGAAAAAGTTGTAGCTCCGAAAGATGCTTACAGCGTTAGACAAAAAACAATTTTAGTAAAGGAAACAAAATGACATTGCCAATTAAATCGGGAGCATTGGCTCCAACAAATATGACGGAAGCAATCCAATTCTCTGAGATGCTTGCATCATCAAATATGGTCCCAAAGAATTTCCAAGGTAAACCCGCCGACATTTTGGTTGCGGTTCAATGGGGATCAGAAGTTGGATTGCCGCCTCTGGCCGCCCTTAACGGTATTGCTGTGATCAACGGGAAGCCCAGCTTGTACGGTGACGCCGCTATGTCGCTGGTAGTTGGTCACCCGGCTTATGGTGGGCATGAGGAAAAGCTTGAAGGCGAGGAAGCAAGTTGCACAATCGTGCGGATTGTAAATGGCAAAGAAGTGCCTACCGTCCGCACTTTTTCTGTCACGGACGCAAAAAAAGCGAACTTGATGTCGAAGCCGGGCCCGTGGACCCAATATCCCAAAAGAATGTTAGCTATGAGGGCGAGAGGATTTGCTATACGCGATGCATTTCCCGATGCCCTCAAAGGGGTCATCACTTATGAGGAAGCCGCTGACATGCCGACAGACAACAGCATAAAAGATGTTACCCCGGCAAATCCATTAGACGCGACCTTCGCGCCAGAGGTTGAAGCGATTAAGCCCCCAGAAGCAGAAGACGAAGAGACACGCAATTGGGAATTGGTGAGCGAACAAGGCGTTCAAAGTTTTCCAACTGTATCAGGCTGGAAAACTAACTTTCAAATGGCATTAAATTCAATTGATGCAAACGGTGCAAAAACTTTTACCGCCCGGCGACATGATTGCGCTGAATATAAAAAGGCAAATGATGACACGATTAGCCGGATTGAAATTGAACATTTGGATGAACATAAACAAATTAAAAGCTTTTACACTAAGCTTATTAAACGATTGTCGGCCAAAGCAAAGGAGAGCGGCGAATGAAGTATCCACTAAGCAAACGTCAACGCAAGTTGTACGATTTCATCCGAGCAAACATTAAAGAAGCTGGTTTGGCTCCAACGTTTACGCATATGTCAGAATATATGTACGGCAAAGGTAAGCAAGGCCGGGGGGGCATTGCCGCCTTCGTTAAAATTCTAGAAGAACGGGGCTATGTTACGCGACTAAAGAACAAAGCCCGGAGCATTTCGCTTGTCCCTGACGGCAAAGAAGAGATTAACGACCTACGTGCAGTCAAAGCCGCTGCAGCTTCGTTTGTGCAAGTACAAGAGAACTTTCGGCAGGCTTACGATGAAAACCCAGCCGATCCTAAAAACACGGCTGAACGCGCACCAATGGTTGCTAAAGCACTTGATATGCTAAAAGGGTTAATTAATTAGATTTTTATAAAAGGAAAATATAATGGGAAATCGGAAAATAGTAGTAAGTTCTTTTGAAACAAACTTTCATAGGATGGTAAAAAGAGAATTGAGAAATGCACGTTTAGTGCTAAAAAATATTGATATTTTTGATTCTTCGTTGGTCGGTTTATCTGCAAAACTAATTGAAAAAAGAGGATCAAATTATGGGGAGTAAACGACATGTGGTTAAAGTGTTTTATAAATATTCAGACCATACAATTGAAGTCGTCGATTCCGTGTCAGTTATTAATTTAAATTTTAATTGGATTTCAAACGCATTTAAAAAACTTAAAATTTATTGGACTAAAACAATTGCTTAAACCAAAAAAAATTCAAAAGAACAAGCACATTACAAAGGCAATGGCTGAAGAAACCGCTGCTGAAATACAAGCCTATTGGGCAAAGAAAGGTTATGTAATTCACGTTTGGACAGTTAACGTTGCCCGCGGGGTTTACGGCGTCAGATCAAATATGGAAAATGGTTATCCATGTGTTGATAAAGATACCCGGCATTAATGAAAATTTAACTATTTGTTGGTTTTGCGGCGATCAATAAACCACCAAGTTAACGCAACTTCAGTTAAGAACAAAATCTTTAATACGACAAGCTCACCCAGCGAACTGGCGACACCGTTCTCATCAACAATTTGTGCTTCGGGCATCGTGAAATATACGATTGCAACGAGAGCCAGCAATCCAAACGTAAGTGCTGGTCTGACGAATCTCAGCACAGTTGCCGCTCCCTGACCTACTTGACCATAGCTCGCATCATGCTGGTAGCTTGCAGACAATTGTTGTGTCACAGCTTCTGTTTGAGCAATCAATAATTCGCTCTCCATCTCTTCAGATCGCGCACGAATGTTCATCTCTTGAAGTTTAATCTCTTGAGCAAACTCTAGCTTTTTTTCTTCAATTTTTTGTTTGCGTTCAAGAAATGACATACCCGCTGATATTGCGGAGCCTAAAACTCCGACGATTGGACCGCCCAACAAACTTACCAAGAACCCCATGTGCTAATCCTTTTTTGTGGTCGTCTATCTAAATGTAAAAAAGTGTTGTACTTGCCAATGCCTGTCCACCCTTGTTCAAGGGCCAAGCGTAAAAGCAAATCGCGATCAATATTGCGAGTGCTAAAATCAGCCGCCAAACCCAGCTTATGGACAGAATTACTTGAACCACCAATAAGCGCATTGTGTCGGCGGCTTCTATAACTAGAATTACAGGTAAGAGGACTAGCAAACAAAGAACGTAAGCGCTCGCAAGCGTCAATAAAGCTAGGGACCACAAGAAGACTGCCTGAGCCTCGACAGGCCAGTTCTGACGGTTTAAAGAAGCGCCAAGGCCACGACGAATCATTCCGAGGTACTTCTTTCCAATGCTCATATAGCATCAATCAATGCTCAACGATGTTTTAATTTCTTTAGCTTCTTTTAAAAGGTCTGCATGACTATAGAAGTAAAAGACATTAGGAAAATTTGGAAGTTTTTTGCAGCCCCCTAAAACAATAAGTGAAGTGACTATAATAATTTTAAACAGGGTTGTGTTTACCATTATGCAATCCTTCAAGTTTCATAATTCTGGCTTCGTTTGTTTCTGCTAAAATTAAATTGCGCTCAGACATTCGATGTTGTTTTTCTAAAACTGAGGGTGATAGTATACCAGATAAGACTGTCGTCTTTTGTGCATTCAATTCCACAGCATTCATTAGTTGGTCGCTACGTTGATCAAGTATTCTCAATCTAGCTTCGTAGTCTTTAGTCAATGCGGACAGTTGTTCTATTACTACGCTAAGTTTAGCTTTTACTAAAACGCTTGCAGAAACTATACTTACTAATATGGCTGCCAGAGAGAGCAGCATTTTTATATCGATACTACCATTCATCTAATCGCTCACCTTTTCACTCTTTTGAGTCTGTATAAGAATTGTTTTTTGGTTTTATATGATTTCCGATAATTATATTGTTAATAGGATCTACAACGTTATAAACAGCATTAAAAGAAATTGATCTTCTTTCTCCTTCTCCGATAAAAGGATAAACAGTATGAAGCAAATTAGACGGAAACAATAAAAGTAAACCTGCTTTAGCAGAAATTTGTAACATTCCTGTTTCTGCAAAATCAAATGGATTTTTTGCAGCAGAACTATAAACAAAATTTATATCACCATCATTGTCATATCTAAGTGATTTGCTTTCAATATTTCTACGATTTTTATAATCTGGAACTTTTAGGTATAACACTCCACTAATGTCGGATATTCCGTGATTGTGCACAGGATTATATTCGTTTTCATATTGAGAAACCAACCAACACGCATTTATATTGTTTGTAATCTTACAATTTGTTAAATCAAATTTTTTTAATCTAGCACATTCGTGAATGTAATTTAATACGCAGCTCTCAAAAAAATTATCGCATCCTGCTTCATACATATCTTTTTTATTTATTTGTAATTCTTTGTCAATTACCCCTGCTAACCCATTTCCCATAGATTGTGTGTTTTTATCTTCTATTAAATTATCTGTCATTTTAATTAGTGCATCAGTTATTTCATCAGGTGATTCTATAGATGAAAATATTGGCCCAAAAGGTCTTGACGAATTAAAAGATTTAGGAGGCAGCATTATCTGTTCTTTTTGTTTTATAGTTGATAAACCTATTTTTTTAGGTTCTGGTTTATCATTCCAAAACTCTCCACCCTGATAGAAATCATAAAGTTTATTGCCTAATATTTTTTTAGCTGAATAGTTGTTTCTAGATACTTTTTTGCGAACTTTGTGCAAATCTTTAATGTTCCA